TCGCATGCATCTGCTCGACGAGGACAGCGATCAGCAGCAACAGCAGTCCGGCGGTGCCGGAGCCGGGAGCCGCGACACAGGTGGTGGCGGGTCTACCACTACCTCGCAGGGTACCAAGGACATGGGCCAGAAGGCCAGATACCAGGACGGCACCAAGACCTTTAGGTTCGTAGATGTGACCAAGGACAAGACCCGCATGGGCGGCACGCAGTGCCACATGGTGCTCGACGACGGTAACACCTACGTCCACGCCAACTCCGACAAGCAGGTCTATCTCGGAGCCGAGGCCGGTAAGGCCACCTTCGATTACGTTGTGACTCTCTCCGGACCGTGCGTCAATACCAAGGGAAAGATCAGCTAGGATGGTCGTCGTCCCTCCAGACATCAGGACCGTCCAGAACACTGCGTTTCCGCAGTACTCGGTGACTATCGACTGGCAACTCCTAAGCGATGGGACGCTCGATGACTCAATGGCTCTTGCTACAGCAGTTGTGGTGGCTCTCGGTACTGACGGCCTCGCAAACATTGACGATCGACTGCCTGATCCTGACAGCACGGATCGTCAGGGCTGGTGGGGAGATATGGACTCTGACGTCATCTGGAACGGATGGCCCATCGGGACCAAGCTCTGGCTGCTCCGACGGAGCGCGATCGAGGGAACGGAGGCTAAGTTTGGTGCGACCCAAACCTTCGTAATGAACTACATCAGGGACTGCATCCAGCCCTTCGTCGATCGCAAGATATGCAGTCGGTTTGACATCATGTCTGTGAGAGTGGACAAGCAACAGATCAGCGCCGTAGTCAGGCTCTATCGGGGACCTCAAACCGCCATCGACTTGATGTATCAGGTGCTCTGGCAGGGGATACAACCGTAATGCCGTGGCAAACGCCAACGCTCAGAGAGGTCAGGTCTCTGGTCAGGGACTCGATCCACGGCTCGCTGCCTGGTAGCGATGCGACTGTACCAAACAGCGTGCTCAGGGTCATGGGAGATACCCAGGGCGCGCTCTGCTTCCTGACCCTGGAGTACGTCGACTGGCTGTCCCTCCAGCTCCTCCCCGATACGGCGGAGACGGAGTGGCTGGATCGCCACGGCAACATCTGGCTGGTCAACGCGGACGGTACGACCGGCAGGAAGCAGGCCACGCTGGCCACCGGTGTGATCCTGGTCACCGGTACCAACGGCACTCCGCTGCCGGCCGGAAGTCTCCTCGGCCAGAGCAACGTCAATGCGACCTATCAGACCACCAGTCTGGTGGTGATAGGAGCCGGCCCGACGGAGGTCCCGGTGACCTCGCTCACCGCCGGTACCGTGGGCAACATGCAGCCGGAGGACTCGCTGTCGTTCCTGGCCGCTCCTCCAGGCGTCGACGCCGCTGCTACAGTCGTTACGATGGACGGCGGCACAGACACAGAGACTGACGAGGAGCTGAGGTCTCGCATCCTCAAGCGTATCCAGCAGCCTCCGATGGGAGGCGATCAGTCCGACTACGAGGCCTGGGCGCTGGCCGTTCCAGGCGTCACCAGGGCGTGGTGCTCTCCGAACGAGATGGGTATAGGCACGGTCACGGTCCGCTTCCTGATGGACGACCTGCGAGCGTCTGACGACGGCTGGCCCACTCCGTCGGACATCGCCACGGTGGCCGACTACATCGATCAGAAGCGGCCGGTGTCTGTGAAGGACTGTTACGTCGTGGCTCCTGTGAAGGAGTTCATCGACATCACCATCTCAGAGCTCGTACCAGATACGGCAGAGGCCCAGGCGGAGATAGAACAGAGCCTGGACAACATGCTGTTCGTCAGGGCGTCTCCGGGTCAGACCATCTTCGCGTCGTGGGTCAGCTATGCGATCCAGAACGCACCGAGCGTGATATCCTTCCACCTCGACACAGACACAGACTACGTCATGCCGTCGCCAGGCCACATGGCCGTGCTCGGTACCATCTATTACCCGTGAGGAGCCATGAGCGATCGCCACGTCCGCCGATCCGGCTCCGACTACCGGGAAGCCTTCCTCACCCTGCTGCCCAACGGTCAGGCCTGGCCCAAGCACGCGATGGACGCCGTGCTGTGGCAGACCGTAGACGGACTTAGCCAGTACTGGGGTTTCGTAGACGGCAGGGCCGCCGACCTCCTGGAGATAGAGAGCGATCCTCGCTCGACCGTCGAACTGCTGCCGGACTGGGAGAGAAACTTCGGCCTGCCTGATCCGTGCTACGCCGCTCCTCCTACGATCGCAGAGCGACAGAAGGAGCTGGTGCTGCGGATGACCATGGAGGGCTCGCAGTCCCGCCAGTTCTATATCGACTTCGCGGCCAAGCTCGGCTACACCATCACCATCTCCGAGTACCGGCCGTTCATGGTGGGTCTGGATCGCGTCGGCGACAGCAGGGTCTACGGTGACGGCTCCGATCCGATGTTCTCGGACTCGTGGGTCATGGGCTATCTGCCGGTCACCGATCCGCTGGGACTGAGGGTCGCCAACGGAGAGCTGTCCGACTATCCTAACTACGGCCTCGGCCCTCCAGAGATGCGGTTCTATTGGACAGTCCACGTCTCTGCCACTACCCTGGAGTGGTTCCGATGTAGTTCTGGTCAGTGCGGTGTCGACCCTCACCTTCGCATCGGCATTCCCCAGGACCTGGAGTGCATCCTTCAGCGCTGGAAGCCGGCCCACACCCAGATCATCTTCGACCTCGGCGGATTGACCGACCCGGACGATCCAATGGCAGGGACTCCGTAGCATGGCCATCGTCAACATAACCTGTGAGAACGATGCGGACTTCATCAGAGGCTTCATCTATCAGGAGCTGGACGCCACTCCCATTGATCTCACCGGTAACACTATGAAGATGGGCATCCGCTATCACGCCTCCGACGTCAACGAGCTCATGCTGCTCACGACGGAGAACGGTGGCCTGACCATCACAGACGCGGTCAACGGCAAGTTCACGGTAGTCATCACGCAGGCGCAACTCGTTCAGCTCCAGGCCACAGGCTACGAGCACTCTCTGGTCAGGATGAGCGGAGGAGCCACGCTGCGGATATGGTCAGGCTCGCTGACGATCAATCCGGGCCCAAGCAGGTGAGGTAGAGATGCAATACAACCAGCCCTATGGCATTAGCGATCCGAACGCTCCGTACATCAACGGCAATCCGTCTACGGGCACGGCCGGCTCGATCCCACCCGCGGCTTCGATAGAGTATCCCCAGCGGGAGATAGCCAACTTCATCTCTGACGCCGGTATCTCTCCGAGCAACTCCGACCTCCATCAGCTCGCCAAGTCCGTCCAGACCGGTCACGTCATATACGGTCATGACGGAGGTGCGATCAACATCATCTCGATCTCTCCTACGCCTGCGGTCCTGGGTCTGGTCGCCGGCATGTACTTCTTCGTCAAGATCAACAACAACATCACCGGGCCCTCTGTCCTCCAAATCTCCGGCCTCGGTGGCGTCCGCATCACAAAGAGAGACGGGTCGGACCTCGCGAACGGTGATCTGATCGCAGGCCAGATGGCCCTGTTCTCCTACGACGGTACGTACTTCCAGTACATCTCGTCGTCGGCCAACCAGGGCACCCAAATCTATCTGCTCACGACGCTGACCTTCTACCTCAATCCAGTCACCGGGGACGACAATGCGTACGACGGTACTGCCGCCACAGTCAGCGGTGTCCACGGCCCGTGGAAGACCCTGTACAAGATCGCATCTGTAATCTCGAAGTATAATCTCAACGGCCAGAGCATCCTGGTCTACATGGCCGACGGTACGTACGCCCTCGGTGCCACCAATCCACTGTTCGGCGGGCCTGGCTACGTCTCCTTCCCGGCACAGAACGGCTCCGGCAGCGTCCAGTTTCTTGGCAATCACTCCAATCCGGACAACGTATCGATTACCAGAGCCGCAGGTTCCGGTCTGCTGTTCATGCAGTACGGCACGTGGGTGCTCGACGGTATGAAGATCGATTGTCCGACTCTCGACTCCGCTACCGGGGACGCGGCCAACTGCATGTTCGTCTCCAATACCGCGCTGGTGATCGTCAAGGCCGTGTACTTCAACCGTGCCTATCAGGCCCACATGGAGTCCGGTATCAACGGTGTGATCAATCCGTACGGGCCTATCCACATCAAGTCCGGAGGCAACGCGGCGATCCACATCTTCGCCTCGACCCAGGGCCAGATCAACTTCCCGAGTCTCTCGATCAGCCCGAACTGTATCCTCACCGTCGAGGGTCCCGTGACCTTCGCCAGCTACTTCGCGTACGCTGTGAAGATCAGCAGCATCAATGGTTATTACTACGGAGGTACGGTAGGGGCCGCCAACGTCACCGGTCAGAGATACACTGCGCAGGCGGTCTCCGTGATCGATGCCAATGGTGGCGGTGCAAGCGCCTTCCCAGGCACCATCGCCGGCACCGTCTCTAACGGAGGCGTCTATCTGCCGTGACCGATGTCCTAGTCACAGACGACACAGACGTCGTCATCTCTGCGGAGCCGTCTGACGACGTGGTCGTGATCGGCGACTTCGAGGCAGAGGTGATAGAGGTCCCGGAGCAGGGACCTCCAGGCCCCGCCGGCGCGCCGGGCACGCCAGGGACCAACGGCAACACCATCCTCTATGGCCCCGGCGATCCATCTCCCGGCCAGGGCAGGGACGGCGACTTCTATATCAATACGACCACCCACATGATGTTCGGCCCCAAGGCGTCGGGGCTGTGGCCGGCAACGGGGACCTCCCTGGTGGGACCCCAGGGACCTGCGGGAGTCAACGGTAACACCGTGCTCTATGGAGCTGGCCCGCCGTCCTCCGGCACCGGCGTCGACGGCAACTTCTATATCGACACGACAGCTCACTTCATCTATGGTCCGAAGGCATCAGGGGCGTGGCCCGCCGGGACCTCGATGGTCGGTCCTCAGGGACCCGCCGGTGTGGCTGGAGCCGCAGGCAATACGGTCTTGTATGGTTCTGGCCCGCCGTCGTCAGGTACCGGCGTCGATGGCAACTTCTATATCGACACGACCGCTCACTTCATCTATGGTCCGAAGGCGTCCGGGGCGTGGCCAGCGGGGACCTCGCTGATCGGTCCTCAGGGGCCCGCCGGTGTGGCCGGTCCCTCTGGCCTCAACGTAGTCATCAGTGATACGCCTCCCGGCTCTCCGACTGCCGGGACGTTCTGGTGGAACAGCACCAACGGCCAGCTCTATCTGTACTACAACGACGGCACGTCCAGTCAGTGGGTGTTCGCGTCGTACGCAGTAAATCAGCCGCAGGTCGTAAGGTCTCACCTCGCCGGTCTGGACATGTCGACCGCCGGTGGCTCTACCACCATGACTGTGGCGGCCGGCATCGCAGCCGACAGCGGCAACGTCGATATGATATCGATAGCCAGCCCGATCGGTAAGACCACGGCGGTGTGGGCGGTGGGCTCTGGCAACGGCGGGCTGGATACAGGCTCGATCGCTGCCAACACGTGGTATCACTTCTTTGTGATCAAGCGGCCGGACACCCAGGTCACAGACGTCCTGTTCTCGCTGTCTCCCTCCGCTCCGACGATGCCGGCCAGCTACACGCTGAAGCGTCGTATAGGTACCAGAAAGACCAACGCTTCCAGTCAATGGATCGCCTTCAGTCAGAACGGTGATGAGGTCCTGTTGGCCGCGGTAGCCCAGGACGTGGCCGTTGGCGCAGGCGGCGTCACCTCGACTGCGGCGGCATTCACTCTGGCGTCCATCCCCACAGGTATCAAGGTCAACGCCCTGATCTGGGGAAGCCTCAATGCCAGCGTAGCTTGGAACGGCGCCATCCTCTCTCCTGACAACGGCGGGACTACGTTCTTTAATTTTAACGGGGCTGCCGCTCAGACCTCTTCTCAGGCCCTCAACGTGCGTACGAATACTTCTGGGCAGGTCATGGCCTTCACCAGCTCGTCCGGTAGTATGAACATCTGGACCACCGGCTGGATAGATCGCCGCGGGAGGGACGCATAGGTGGCACTGGACTTCCCCAGCTCTCCGACCGTCGGCCAACTCTTTCCCACTACCAATCCGCAGTGGCAGTGGAACGGGACGATCTGGGCGCCGTACTATTCTCTGGTCGGCATCCCAGACGCACCGAACGACGGTTCTATCTACGCCAGGCAGTCGAACAGTTGGCTCGGCATCCGCAACGCCTACGACGAGGACATCGCAGTCAACGGCGCGATGGAGGTCAATCAATTCACTCAGGGCGTACAAGTCAATCTGACTGGCGGAGGCGGCAACTACGTCATAGATCAGTGGCTATTGAGTTTCACCGGCGCCGGCGCCGCGTTCCAAGGTCAGTGGGCATCGCCGCTCGGTGCGCCGTTCGGTGGCGGTGGCTTCGGGCTCACTCTCCAGATGAAGGCCACGACGGCCCTATCGTCATCGCTGGGGAGCTGCGACGGCGCCTTCTATATCCAGAACATCGAAGGCTTCCGCGTCCAGAGACTGGGCTGGGGAGGCGCGACTGGCAGCCCGGTGACGATCGCCTTCTGGGTCTATGCGACTGTGGCCGGCACCGGTACGCTGGCGATCAGAAACAACAATAGTACCAGGAGCTATCTCGCCAACTTCACGGTCAACTCTCCGGCGACACCGGAATACAAGGTCATCACAGTCCCGCCGGAGACCACCGGGTCGTGGTACCAGAACAACGCCGTAGGATGGTATCTAACGCTATCGTTCGCGTGCGGTGCCGGTCTCCAGGGTGCTCTGGGTTGGAGCAATGCCAATGTCATCGGTACTTCTTCTACGACCAACTTCTTTTTAACCAACAACAACCTGGTCCAGATCACCGGCCTGACCATCAGGTCCGGTAATGACGCTCCCTCGGCCGCCCGCTCGTCGCTGGTCAAGCGACACTGGGTCGACGAGTTGCGGTTGTGTCAGCGGTACTGGAACAGCAGCTATCAGTACGGTGTCAATGCCGGTACGATAGACGGTGCCG